GTACAGGGCAAAGAAACTACCCCTGGCATCGAGAAAGCTAGCAAAGAGGTAGCGCGTCTTCGTAAGAGTGTTGCTGCACTTCGTAAGCAAGTAACCAAATCAGAAGAGAAGCCACTTACAGACCAGCAGCAAAGAGATGTCAATGCTGCGGCTGCTAGAGGAATGCTACCTACTGGTATAGATGATAAATTATGGAATGAGCTAAAGAATACTATTCCTAATCTATCAGCAGATGCATTCGCCCAGGGCGGAGTAGGTGCAGGTATCTTGGTATATCAGGGCCAGAAGAAGGGTACAGCAACTAGCCCAACAGGCGGCAAATATTCTACCAAGACTGACAACGTAGCTATGACCAATGACGTCGTTAACTCTTTCTGGACAGACAAGACTGTACAAAAGAAAGTTATGAATGCCTTGGTAGCTGCAGGAAATTCAGGAGCTACACAGCTAGATGCATTTGCTACATGGCAGTCAGTTGTTCAGCAGTCAGCTCAGTTGTATGCTGCAGGTAAAGGCCCTAAGTTTACCCCAATAGATATCCTCAATATGTCACTGACCAAGGCCGGCGGAGCTAAGCCAGATGTTACTACATACCTAGATGTGCCAAGGGATAACGAACTGCGTCAGATATTGAAGGATAGATTATTTCCAATTATCCGCAAGGAACCTGACGAGAAGGACCCAGTATTCCAGAACCTGTTCAATGACATTAAGACATTGTATCAGAAGGGTGAGACAACAACTACAACTGTTGACCCTAAGACTGGCAAGAAGATTGTCAAACGCACTGGTGGTGTAACTGATGCCATGGTAAAAGCTAAGATTGATAAATACTATAATGAAGATAATCAGGACTTCCTTGAGGCTAAGAGCCTAGAAGCTACTGACTATTTCTCGCAATGGATGAGGAGCTAATAAGTGGCAGACACTAAAGAGCAAATTGCTTATGATGAGGAATTAGCCCGCATCAATGCTATGCCTGCTGGCCCTCAGCGTGAGAATGCAAAAGATGCATTTGATGCCAAGTATCCTAAAGGCAGACCAGAACTAACAGAAGAGCAGAAGAGCGCTAAGGCTGAGACAGCTGGTAAAGTATTTGGATTCATGAAGCAGTTCCTAGATAAGTATCCTAACGACTTGAAACTTCAAGAGTCTTGGGCACTTCTTCTAGACAACGATATTGCTGGTGCTGAACTTGCTTTTAAAGAGAGCCAGTATTACATTAATACCCTGCCAGAATCTGACAAGAGACTTAAGAAAAAGCTTGGACAGTTTGGCGTTTATACCCAAGAATTAAATAGATTTATTGATGAGCAGGTACGCCGCCTAACTGCGGCTGGAATCAAGTTAGACCCTAACAGTAAGCAAGTTAGAGATATGCTTGAAACTGCTTATGACAATGCTGAGACAGACAATCAGATTGATATCAAAGCACTTGCTTTTAATAGCGGCAAGGCAATTGGTGGTACAACTGGTGGCTCTATTGCTGACTTACGTTCATATGCCAAGGCATTTGGTATCAAGTATTCAGATGCTGATTATGACCGTTGGTCACAAGAGGTATTCTCTGGAACAACTACAGCATTTGATATTCAACAGAAGATTCGTCAAGATGCAGCTAGCGCTTTCCCAATGTACTCAGATAAGATTCTCAATGGCGAGTCAGTAGATAGTATTGGCTCAGCTTACAAGTCATCTATGGCTAACATCTTAGAGATTGACCCAGACTCTGCTGATTGGAATGACCCTTTGCTTCGCAAGGCTCTACAGTATACACAAGATGGCAAGCCTGCAGTTATGCCAGTATGGATGTTTGAACAAGAGTTAAGAAAAGATGCACGTTGGCAGTATACCGATAATGCCCGTGAGTCTGTATATAATGCTATCTACCAAGTCGGAACAGATTTCGGGGTGCTATAGTGGCTAAAGAAACAGCAGCAGAGCGTAGAGAACGAATTGCTAAAGAAGTAGCTGCTCGCTCCGAAGAGCGTAGAAAAAAATATTTTGAAGAGCAGGAAAAAGCTAAGGCAGCAGCTGAGGCTAAACTTCCTCCCCTCCCCAAAGCTGATGTCTATGTGTATGACTACAACTGGAGACAAGAAGTCGGTGGACCTGGCGGAAAGTATGTATTAACAAAGACTCCTAATCCAACCTATGACGCAGGGACAAACACTGTAGTCGACCCAGCTACTGGAGTTAGAACTCCTGTAGTAATGTCAACCGTTGGTGGTAAAACAGAGAAGAGTAGGACTACTAATGCTGACGGAAGCATAACAGTAACCTATAGCGACGGAAGCACCTCAGTAATACCGAAGCCTGGGGATGGTAACAATATTGCTACTGGCTATGGGTTTGTTAATGGAGTCCTACAATACAATGGTAACCCATTCACTGGCTCATATAATGGCAAGAATTACGTTAATGGTGTAGAGCAAAAGACGTCGACTGGAAATGGAAATACTGGTGACCAGGGTGGCAATGCTGAACTGCTAGCTATTATTGCTAGCCTACAGAATACTATTGCTGGCCTAACCAATAAGTCAACTACTGACGCAGCAGCGACTAAGGCTGCTAATGATTTAGCAGAGCGTCAGTCAGCATTCGATGTGCTATATGCTGAGATGGATGGCCTAGGATTAGCTGCCCTTGTAGAACCATTACGTGGTTTAATTCAGAAGAATGTTAGCCCATCAGAGTTTGGTGTTGAGCTTCGTCAATCTGAGGCCTACAAGATGCGCTTTGCTGCTAATGAGGTTCGCTTAAAGAAGGGCTTGCGAGTCCTAACCCCCGGAGAATATATCCGAGTTGAGGATGCGTACCGTCAGACTTTGCGTAGCTATGGACTCAAGCAGTTTGATAACGATGAGTATGTCCGTCAATTTATTGAGAATGACATCTCAGCTGCAGAACTTTCAGACAGAGTATCTATGGCGGTTCAGCGTGTACAAAATGCAGACCCTGCAGTTGCTCGTACTCTACGCGACTTCTATGGAATCGGACAAGCTGATTTAGTTGCATACGTACTTGACCCTAATCAGCAGGCACAGAAGATTCAGCGTCAGATTGCAGCAGCTGAGATTGGAACAGCAGCTCGCTTGCAAGGACTTGAAGCAGGTGTTGGTGTATCTGAGCAGCTTGCAGCCCAAGGCATCACACAGGCTGAAGCACAAAGAGGATATGCAACAATTGCTAATATCTTACCTACAGCTGAGAAGCTATCACAAATTTATGGAGCAACAATGGAAGGATACGATATGGCTCAAGCTGAGCAAGAAGTATTCAACCAGTTGGCTTCAGCACAACGACGCCGTGAGCGTCTAACACAGCGCGAAATAGCGCAGTTCTCAGGACAGTCTGGACTAGGAAGAACTTCCTTGGCCGGAGAATCAAGAGGACAATTCTAGAATCCTGAACGGACCTATCGGCCCCGTCAGCGTATAAGACCGAGAGTAGGAGCCAGCCTGTTTCCCCTAACAGAACTGTGGCCTGCGACTAACTACAATAGAAGGGTGGAACGTTGCTATGAGCAACAACTACTGGGATGATGAAGACGACGACCTAGATACTCAGGACCAATATGCAGGTGATGGCAGTGACTTGTTAAAGAAGTTACGCAAAGCCAAGCGTGCAGATGAGAAGAGAATTAAGGAACTTACTGAGCAACTTGAGACACTTTCCAAGGTGCAGCGTGAGCGAGTCGTAAAAGAAGTCCTAGAAAAGAAGGGTGTGAATCAAAAAGCAGCACGCCTTGTAATGAAGGACTTGGATGAAGTTAACGAGGAGACAGTGTCAAGCTGGCTCGAGGATAACGCAGACTTGTTTGGAATCAAGGTAGCTGAAGAGGCACCCGTAAATCAGAATGACTTAGCTGCACTACGTCAGCAAGACATTTTAACACAAGGTGCAATCACACCAGACAGAGGAATGGATTTGGACCAGAGACTAAATCAGGCTCAGTCCGCAGAAGAAATTCTATCCCTCCTCCGTTCTCAATAATAATCCGTTCATAGTCTAGGAGACTAAAAACTAATGTCCAACCAATATACATCAACCGCGAGCACCTCGCTCGGTGGTTCCGTTGGTGGCGCAGGTCTCGTACAGAAGGCGTATGACCGTCTTCTCGAGTTCGCTCTCCGTTCCGAACCCCTAATCCGTTCGGTCGCAGATAAGCGTCCTGCTCGCCAAGCTTTCCCTGGCTCAACAGTAATCCTACAGAAGTATGTAGATTTAGACCAGGTAACTTCAACACTAACAGAGACAACTGACCCAGATGCAGTTGCTCTATCAACACCTACAACTGTAACCATTACTCTAAACGAGTACGGCAATGCAGTTCTAGTAACCCGTGCACTTGAGTTGTTCTCACTTGCAGATGTAGACCCAGCGATTGCAAACATCATTGCTTACAACCTCGCTGACTCCATCGATGCAGTTGCAATGACAACTCTTCGCTCCGGTTCAAACAACATCTTCGCGGGCTCAGCAACCTCAGTTGCTACAGTTGCTGCAACAGATACAATTGACTCAGCTGACATTCGCAAGTCTGTAGCTCGTCTACGCTCAAACAAGGCCAAGGCTCGCCGTGGCTCACTATACTGGACCGGTATCCACCCAGAAGTTTCACACGACCTTCGTGCAGAAACCGGAAACATGGGCTGGAACTTCGTTCACGCACAATCAAACCCAGCTGTCAACAACATCTGGGCAGGAGAAATTGGAGACTACGAAGGTGCATTCTTCGTTGAGTCCCCACGTCTATACAACGCTAAGGAAGGTGCTGACCAGTCAGCTCTTGCAACCACCGCTGTAACTGTTGCTGGTACTTCAGCAGGCTTCACCTTCGGTGTAGCTTCTTCTGCTGTTATCGCAACTCGCGCTGAGGTTGGCGACAAGATTGCTGGAACTGGTATCGCATCAGGTTCCAAGATTACCGCCATCAGCACAACTGGTTCAACAACAACCATCACTGTTGATACAGCGTTCACTGCTGCAGTTACCGCTACAACAACTGTAACTGTAACTCCTGTAACCCGTGTATTCAATACAATCGTCTGCGGTGCTCAAGCTATGGCAGAAGCCGTTGCTGAAGAGCCACACGTAGTTATCGGTAACGTAACTGATAAGTTGATGCGCTTCCGCCCAATGGGCTGGTACGGCGTACTTGGCTTCGCAGTATACCGTGACGAGGCATTGTATCGCATTACCTCTGGTTCCTCAATCGCTGCTCTCTAGTTGATTGACTCTGTAGGGTAGGCCTTGAAACCTACCCTTCGGGGTGAGTTCACTAGAAAGGGACTTATGACAAACTGGACATTTACAACCCCCACTGTAGACGAGGGGCCTGCTGGTGAACACCGTCTGTTTTACTTCTATAAACTTGCTAGAGGTATTACAATAGTAAGAGACACTAACGGTAACTGGATACAGATTCGTTACCCGGTAGATGAAGACTTACTTGACTACCCTGTAGTTTACAGAGGTGGTTACAACTATACTGTAGACGATGCAACTAAAGCTTCACTGATTGCCGGTGGAGTCGGAGTAACAGAGGATAACTTTACAGCGCTATGAAACATTGGGAATATCATCCTGAGCCGGTGGACGGCTGCTTTGGGTGTAAAGGCCTAAGCATACAGATGAACGCAGGAGATGCTGATAGTCGTAAGTTTATGACTAACAAGCGTCACAATCAAGAATTGGATGCCTACAAAGAAGCTAGAGCTCAGGGCATTCAACCAGCTGGAACCACAATGGATAAAATCCAGCAAGCAGTACAGGCTAGTGAGACATTAGGTAGAGCATATGATGCTAACAAGATGCCTCCAGCTAAACACATCAATAAGAAATCAGCAGCGGTAATGAAAGAACTAGGAGTATAATATGCCAATGGTAGGCGATAAGAAGTTCCCATACACAGCCAAGGGTAAGAAGATGGCTAAGATGGAAGAAAAGAAAATGATGGCTAAGAAGTCAGCCAAGAAGTCAGCAGTCAAGAAGATGGGAAAGAAGAAGTAACATGGCGGGTAGCGCATATGGCCGTGCTGCTAGATACCTAAAGAATGTTGCAAAAGAATATTCACAATGGGATTCTAGCCGAACAGAAGAGAACACCGGCCAGTTCTATGGTGCCCTATTCCAGGGACGTCGTTATGATAAGAACGGCAACTTGATTCAGAAGAAGAAGAACAAATGAAGAAGGCAGCTGCTAAAAAGAAAGTCGCAAAGGTTATGCGAGAGTTCAAGAAGGGCGAGCTTAACATTGGCAAATCTTCTAAGAAGGTAAAGTCCAAGAAGCAAGCAGTAGCTATCGCTTTGTCTCAAGCAGGCATGGCAAAAAAGAAAAAGAAATAAGGAGTAGGGAGTATGGAAAACAAAAGCAAGAAGGACCCACGCTTAGCTCGTGCGGGCGTATCTGGTTTCAACAAGCCGAAACGTACTCCCAACCATCCAAAAAAGTCACACGTTGTTGTGGCTAAGGTTGGGGACAAAGTAAAGACTATTCGCTTCGGTGAGCAAGGAGCCAAAACTGCCGGTGCTCCTAAGGCTGGAGAGTCTGACAGAATGAAGAAGAAGCGTGCATCATTCAAGGCACGTCACTCAAAGAATATTGCTAAGGGAAAGATGTCAGCAGCTTATTGGGCTGACAAGGTGAAGTGGTAATGGCATATACCAAACCTGAGTTGCGAGAGCGAATAAAAAAGAAAGTTATGGCTGGCACCAAAGGTGGCAAAGCCGGACAATGGTCTGCTCGTAAAGCACAGCTTGTAGCGCAAGAATACAAGAAGGCTGGTGGTGGTTACTCTGGCAGTAAGACTAGCAAACAAAAATCTTTAAGCAAGTGGACTAAGGAAGACTGGGGTACCAAGTCAGGTAAGCCTAGCACCCAAGGCGAGAAAGCTACAGGGGAAAGATATCTTCCAAAGAAAGCACGTGAGAAGTTATCAGCTTCTGAATATGCTAAGACATCACAGAAGAAACGCGAAGACTTACGCAAAGGCAAACAGTTCTCTAAGCAACCAAAGACAATAGCAAAGAAAACTTCGAGGTATAGATAATGGCAACAGGCACAGCAGGTAGTTCATTTACTAGCGAGCTGAACCGCTTAGCTAATGGTGGGACATATCCGTCACTTCTAAACTACGTTGCTCCTACTCAGGCTGCAAACGTATACGCTGGTACTACTGGGCTTGCCTTGATTGCTGCTCTAAACAAGAAAGCAGACGCCAATCGTCAGCCTGATGACTACAAGGCTCTTGGCGGTATTTGCAATGAGCTTGCAGGAACAACAGATTTATCCCCGACTGACGCGTTAAGGAGCATTAACCTGTGACAACTACCTTCTCTAGTATGGTTGATGAAGTCCTTATCAACCTATCAGGATACACATACCAGCAGGACAGAAGCACATACCTGACTGCTGCTGTGACTACCCTCACATCTCCTAGCTCTGCTCCACTAGTTCTACAACTTGGTTCAACTGATAACGTAGGTAAGGGTATCATTGAGATTGATGATGAGTTAATGTGGGTTGATTCATTTGACCGTGTTGCTAACACAGCAACCATTGCTCCATATGGTCGTGGCTATCTAGGCACTACTGCTGCTACACACGCAGTCGATGCTAAGGTTACTATCTCCCCAATCTTCCCACGCTATACAGTTAAGAAGGCTATCAACGATACTATCAACGCAGTTGGTGGTTCATTACTATCTATCAAACAGACCAGCTTCACATTCAACGCAGCTATCACAACTTATGAATTCCAAGATTTAAACATTGAGAACATTCTAACCATGATGTGGCAGGATATTGGTCCTAGCCAAGAATGGATTCGTGTTCGTCGTTGGGACTGGGACCCATTTGCAGATACTGCAGTATGGGGCAATGGAAGCCAGACAGTAACCATTGGTGACTACATTACACCGGGACGTACAGTTAAAGTGATGTACACTACACGCCCAACAACTCTAACAAATGCATCAGATGTATACTCAACCGTAACAGGACTACCTGAATCCTCAAAGGATGTTGTAGTTCTTGGTGCAGCATACCGACTACTTGCATATCTTGACCCAGCACGTGCATCTCAGATTAGCCCACAGGCTGATGAGATTGATGCTAAGCGTAGCTTTGGTTCAGCTAACTCTGCAGCACGTCAACTATATGCTCTTTATCAACAGCGCCTCAACGAAGAAGTTAAAGCGCAACAAGGCCAATACCCAACCAGAGTTCACTACACCCGATAGGAACATAGATGACAACTCGCCAATACTCGTCCCGCTCGCAGCAGACTACACTAACTGCTGCTATTACCTCAGGCGCTACCTCTATCACGGTGGTATCTGGAACTGGTTTGCTAGGTGGTGTAACAATCCCAGCAGGTCGTACCTTTACTTTGGTCATCGACCCAGATACAGCTCTTGAAGAAATTGTAGATGCCACGGCGGTATCTACTAATACATTTACAATTACCCGAGCCATTGATGGCTCTTCAGCTCAAGAACACTCAGCTGGTGCAGTAGTTCGCCACATGGCTATTGGTCGTGACTATCGTGACGCTAACCTACATGCCGAAGCTTCTGCCTACTACAATGATGGTAGTGGTACAGGACACACAATGCACGGCATTGGTTCTGGCGAAGGTGATGTAGTTGGAACTCTTAAGACACAGACACTCACTAATAAGACTCTTACTGCTCCAACAATCTCTGACCCAACAATTACAGGTACCGCTTCAGCTGGTGCTGTGTTGGTATTTGAAGGTGCAACAGCAGATGCCTACGAGACTACCCTGACTGTAGTTGACCCAACACAGGACAACACAATCACCTTGCCTAACACCACAGGTACGGTAGTCATTGCTGACGCTACCCAAACCTTGACCAATAAAACTTTGACTAGCCCTGTAATATCAGGTTCACCAACAATTACAGGTCTGTCCTCAGCAGGTATGGTGGCATCCTCTGCTACCCCTAAGGATTACGTAGATAGCATTCTAGGCTCAGCAACGGCTGCAGCAACCTCGGCAGCATCGGCTGCTACTAGTGCTGCCTCTGCCGCTACAAGTGCCTCTAGCGCCTCTACAAGCGCTTCCAACGCCCTAACTAGCGCCAACAGTGCATCTACCTCAGCCACAGCAGCAGCCACCTCTGCAACCTCTGCAGCGGCTTCTGCGACTGCAGCGGCTACCAGTGCCACAAGCGCTGCAGCATCTGCCACTACGGCTTCTAACTCTGCTAGTGCTGCTGCTACCTCGGCATCTTCGGCTAGCACCTCTGCCTCTTCAGCACTAACCAGCGCTAACTCAGCAAGCACATCTGCTGCCTCAGCCTTGACTTCGGCTAACTCAGCCTTTACTTATGCTTCAACTATGGCAGCCAGCGTAACTGCTGCTCAGTCCTCAGCAACTGCTGCTGCTACTAGCGCTACAAGCGCTGCTGCATCCGCTACGGCTGCTGCTACTTCTGCTTCATCTGCAGCAACTAGCGCTTCTAGCGCATTAACTTCTGCCAACTCCGCTGCTGCTGATGCAGCGACTGCTGCTGCTTCTGTAGCAACAATTGCAGGATATGCTTCTGCTGCTGCTACTTCAGCAACATCTGCTGCAGCATCTCAAACCGCTGCTGCTACATCTGCTTCAAGTGCAGCGACTTCAGCATCATCTGCATTGACTAGCGCTAATAGCGCAGCAACATCAGCGTCAAGCGCTGCTACAACTTATGATGAGTTTGATGATAGATACCTAGGCGCTAAGTCAACACCGCCTACAGTAGACAATGATGGCAACCCACTACTAACTGGTGCACTTTACTGGAACACAGTAAGCAATGAAATGCTTGTCTGGAGTGGAACTGCTTGGACAGGTATCTCATCTACTGCTCAGTTATTCCGCTATCGCTACACAATGACTGGTGGAGAAACCAGCGTATCAGGTCCAGATGATAATGGTGCAACCCTTACCTATCTGACTGGTAAAGAGCAGGTATATCTAAACGGTGTATTGCTGGTTCGTAGCCAAGACTACACAGCAACTAACGGCACAAGCATTACAGGATTAAGTCCCGCCCTTGCTGCTTCAGATGTGATTGAGATTATTACCTTCACCGCATTTGATGTTGCTACTGCTATACCTAACTCTTTGCTAGATGCAAAGGGAGATTTAATCGTAGCAAGCAGCGCAGATACCCCTGGCAAATTAACAGTGGGTGGAAACGGAACTCTATTGATTGCAGATTCTTCACAAGCCCTTGGACTCAGATGGTCTGATGATGTTCAGGTAATGTCTATAATGGGAGCATACTAATGACAAAAGCAAGAACCCTTGCGGATAATTATGCCGCAGATATAAACCAAGTTACAGCAGATGCCCCTCTTACAGGTGGTGGAACATCAGGCACAGTAACAGTTGGTATTCAGGCTGGTACTACAGCACAGTCAGGTGCGGTACAACTTACCGACTCAACTGCTAGCACATCGGTAACAACCGCTGCTACACCTAACTCAGTTAAGTCAGCCTATGACTTGGCTAACGGTGCCATTGCTAAAAGCACTATTGCAGCAAAGGGCGATTTACTTGTTGGCACCGCCAATGACACTGTTGACATTCTAAGCACTGGTACTACAGGACAGGTACTTACTGTTGACTCTGCTACTACTAGTGGATTAAAATGGGCAACACCAAGTTCATCAATTCCAGATTTTTCTTTAATTACAACTCTAACTTTAGCGGGCAACGCAAGTTATACTGCCACAGGTTTAGGCTCATATAATCAAATTTATTGTGCTCTATTTGCCGTTTCAGCAGATGCAAATGGTGTTATTACATACACTTTTAATTCTGATAGTGGCAACAATTATGCATACCAATATACAGATATGTATATGAATGGCAACACCTTCTCAACGGCAAATGTCTATATGTCAAACACTTCAGCCACAGGAACAAGTCAGCAGTATATTAGTAGTCAAGGTGCAACTGATAGCCAATATGTGGAAGGCTATATTCATTATCAAGGCACAAAAAGCACAGGACCAAAAGTAGGATTTCAATGGTTTGCACATAACGCAGGAGAACACTCAAATTATAATGGTCCTGTGCAATATCTGGGAACATCTGCAATTAGTTCAATAACTTTCACATCTACAAATGCTCTAGATGGCGGAACAATAAAAATTTATGGAAGTGCGGTGTAATATGGCAAAAGTAACTATAGTTAATGTTGAAACTGGTGAAATAATTGAACGCGATGAAACTAATGAGGAACTGAACAAACGTTTAGAAATTAAAGAAAAATGGGAAAAAGAATTGGCTGCAAAAAAAGCAAAAGAAACACAAACGCAAAGCGCTAAAGCAGCACTCTTAGAAAAACTAGGCATCACAGAAGAAGAAGCAAAACTCCTACTCTCTTAGAAAGGTATGTAGTAACTAATGGCTACAGTAAGTAAAGTCCTAGCCCGCACAGCGGCAGCGACTACAAGCACAACCCTATACACAACCCCTGCGGGGACAACTACTATTGTTACTAACATAGTAATTGCTAACCCGACTACAGCAGCAGTAACTGCAACAGTTACCCTTGATGCTGTTGACTTGGTACCTGCTGTTAGCATTGCTGCCAACAGTTTATTTGCCTTTGACCTTAAGCAGGTATTGCCTGCTGCAGATGTTATTGCTGGCTTTGCTTCTAGCACCTCAGTAACATTTCATATCTCAGGAGTGGAGGTAGCGTAGTATGAGTATT